TGAGCGTAACATTGAGTTGCACGAAGAAAATCCTGCTATTACTTTTTATAGTGGTGGTGCAGATTATCACAACGCCTGCATTACCGACCTGAAGAATGGTAATTGTGGTTATGATTTCACCTTTGAGAGTGGACGCAAGTATCACAAAATCATTATGAATGCTAATGGTAGCAGGAGTGTCCACGCTTTTGTTGACCGTAAAACTGGTGAAGTGTATAAGTCCGCCAGTTGGAAATCTCCTGCCAAAGGTGTTCGCTATGATCTGCGTATTATTGAGCAGCGTGAATGGTTGTTTGAGAATGCAGATTGGAGCGGACAATATTTATATTGTAAGTGATTCATAATGGGCAGGTATATTTTGTATAAATAAAATAAACTCCTGCCCATTATGTTATCTCCTTATCAGTCAAGAATGAAAAAACTACGCGAAGCATTTGGAGACAAATGTATTAAGTGTGGTACTAATGAAAATCTACATTTTGATCACATTGATCCATCTACAAAATACAAATCTATTGGAAATTTGGCAACCAGTAATGGATTTGATAGGTGCTATGATGAAGCATTAAAATGTCAGTTATTATGCTCATTATGCCATAAGAAAAAGTCAATAGAGAATAGAGACTATACTACCACTGCTAAAAATCACTGTTTAACATTTAAGGATGGATCAATTCTTGAAATTTATTCTCTTGATACTTGGGCATATGAAAACAACTATAATGCATCACATCTTCGTGCTATTAGAAGAGGTGATCGTAAATCTCACAAAGGTATCATCAAAGTTGAAACCTATCAATAACTTTTATCTTTTATGAATACTAAAGACAAACTGGTTTTCATTTCTTCGTTCATTTGGTTTTTGCACTGGGGTCAATGTCTGTTCTTGAAATTAGCGGATATGGTTATCGTAAGCGGACCTGTGAGGATGTTGCCTCTTGGTTTCTAAATCGTTTCTTTCCACGTCACAAAATCTATGTTGAGATTGTTCATCGTGGATTGAGACGTGAGGGTGCCTATGGGTATTGTGATGTTCTGGGTGAAACCTATCGCCCCAGAGAGTTCCTGATTGAACTGAATACCCATATGGATGAGGAGTTGTATATAAAAACTCTCCTGCACGAACTGACCCACCTGCGGCAGTGGGTAGTCGGTTCTCTCCGCCAGAAACGCGGAAAAATGTATTATGGTAAAGAATGCATGGAAGATTACGAATATTGGCATCAACCACACGAAATTGAGGCACGGGAGCAAGAAGAAACCCTATATCTTGAGTACCTAATTGATAAACAGGGTGTGCCAGCTCCCAAAGTGGCACACTGGTTCCCGAACCGCCTGCTGAATGCCCTATAATAACAAGGTAATCAAGAGAGCACCCGATGCAACTCACTTCTACCACCGGCACGATGGTTGTGGATTATTTCCCGATTGAGGGTAGCACACAGTTTCTCTACAAAGTCCTGAAGTTTCAGGGTGTGGATACGATGAGCACCAAATGTATCACCAAGAAGGACTTTGAATACGAAATGAAGGAGCGTATTGGTCTTGGTTATGAAGTGACTGGATTTAACACCGAAGCGGTGAGTGTCAATCCTATGAACGGTGCCACCTGACGAACTGGCACACAGGGCACTCCAGACGCCTCTGGATGCCCTATAATACATTCATCAACACAAGGAAACCACCAGTGACTCTGCCCACCTACAACGCCATCTCCTTCCGCTCTCAAGAGGAGCACCAGGCAGCACTGTATGATGCCTGCCTACTGATTGTCAACACCTACAATCAAACTGAAATGCTTGATGGTTTCGATCCTTACGGTGTGACTTCCTATGATTTTATGAAGTTTGCTCGCCACATTCTCAACCAACTTGCCGAGGTCAACTGAAATGGAAAACAAAGAACTCCTGAATAAGATTCTAACTGGTATTGCCCAGAAGAACTTTCCCGGTCTAGAGACACTGGAACTGCGGGGGCGTGATGGTTTGGATTTTCATGATGTATCTGTTTGGGCAATCAAAGCAGCATTGAAAGATGCTTTCATTGCCGGTATGACAACTGGAATGACACTTGACTAACTGGCACAAGGACTGCCACCATCACGCCCCAAATCCCTTATAATAACAAGGTAATCAACGGAACCTGAAATGACTGCAACCGCATTTTCTAAAGAATTCATCAACGACTTCATTGATTATACCCTAACGTTTTATGGTCCTGATGGCATCTATCCTATGGGTGCCAATCGTACTGTGGTTCGCAATGCCACTAACGACATTATCAAGATTGCTCAAATCAAAGGTGAGGAGTTCTGTGGTGATAGTATTGACCGCGAACTTGTAAGAGACCTTCTCATTTCCAAGTACAATCTCAAGTTTCCTACTAACTGATTATGGCACTCTCCAATCAAACGATTAGCAATCTGGCATCGGCACTGGTTCCCGAAGTGATTGATTACATCTATCAGGATGAGCGTTGGTGTACATTCATGCACGAAATTGTTCCTGATGCTCTGAAAGAAAAACTTGGTGGTGAAATTGATGATGAGTTGCAATTTGACCTTGCCATGTGTATAATGGATCGTATCTGTCTCAAACAAGGATGAAAATGAACGAAACTCAAGTGAATCTAAATGTGCATGAGATTGGTATTCTCCTCTCTGCACTTCAAAATGTTGAACTTGCCGACGAAATGCACATTGCAAGAGATTATGGAAGTGTACCAGCACTGTATAACAAACTCTACTCACTCTGGGAGCACATGGATACTTCAACAACTGGACTACGGTACGATCTGGCACCCTCTTTTTGACTCATATGACTGATGAAATTAAGATTCTGCTGGCACTACAGCAGATTGATAACGTGATGGAATTGGTGAAGGGAAATAACTGGGAGATATTCTTTTCCAGACAACTCATACCCGCTCATTATGAACTTAAACGTCAGTTGACAAATCTCTCACATTCCTCTACAATTAAGAAGTAATTTATACAGACAAATGAAATATCTCTATATTGTCGATTATTGGGTTCCTTTTCCTTCTAGTGAGTATGGGGGACTGATTAATTTAATTGCTGAATCTGATACTGAAGCATTTAAAATTCTGTCAGAAGAGAATCAGTTTGATGACAAATACACTGATCGTATTATGGAGCGTATTATCAACTCTCAAAAGTTTGCACTTGTTGATGAGTATGAGTCTGGTATTCTGGAGGCATTTACCACATGATACAGTATTATCGAATCGAAGAAATGTTTACGACTGGATGGGAGTTAGCAGATCCAAGAGACATTAAACTCACAAAAGAACAAGCAAAGGAAAAATTAGAGTATTATCTCTCAGAAGGCATTTCACCAAGTCGCCTTCGTGCAGTACCAGACAATGACTGAGTTTCCTCATTCACCACCTTCAGGGTATTCTTATGTGCAGACTGAATTCAAAACCAATGTAACTGCGATTTGGATTCAAAATCATTTTCCTTTTACAAAGGTCAATGATTATGTTGTTTGGAAAAAGAATGTTGAGGGTTGGGTGTACTTCATATGTGAGAAGTACATTACAATTGAAACTGATGTATGGTTGAAGGATGAAGAAAACTATGAGTGCTGCTCTTTACATCGAAATGATAGAGTCTTGGTCATATGTTATCATGATCAATGGAATGAACTTAAGTATGTAAAATCCCGGGATTCAATTTATGAAGATTAAAAGTCAAAATCTCTGGCGCTGGTGGGCAAAAGCAATTGGAGAAAAGGCAAGCAAATGTGATCGTGAGTCCGATGCCGTTGCCATGATTCGCAGTGTTATTTTTGTCACTTATTTAATTACAAATTGTTTTATTATTGCAGGAGTAATTCGACATTGGAATGATGAAGTACCAAGTAATCTATCTCAAGCAGAAAAGGAAAAAATTATCAAAGCAAATCGCAGTTTTCTATACGATTGAAGATGCCTCAATGTGGGAAAAGCATGTAAAGGATCAAGGATATCAGGAAGTAGAGATTGTACCATTGTTTTAATTGTAGAACCAATAATAACCACGCCAGGTATACTTGTGAGGATTGCGTAGACTTTTAATTAAACCTGTACCTTTTGTACCATTGCCAAGGTCACGTATGGCATCACTGATACTGTCATAAGTAACTTCCTGCCATGATCTTTTACAGACTCCTTTGACTGCTTTTTTCTTGGGTTTGTTTTCTAATAATCTCCATCTGTATCCGTAACACTTGTATCCTTTACGAGCGGACAAAAGAATATTAGAGTTATTATTTCCATTCCCTGTAACTTCTAATGCTGCTTCACGGACTGTATTCCATACTTTCTCCTCACCTGTTTCTATATTGATTCCCATAATCTTCAGACCAGAATGCTTACCATTACCCCTGTTCTGTTCAGTAAGACATCCCCATGGTTCTATCTTTGATTTTTGTTGTGGTGGTATGATAATTTTGTTTGTGGTATTATCTTCATTCTTTTGAATTATGATTGTGATGTCATTATATCCACCCTTACTTAAATATGAGTCATATTGTTCTATCCAATATTGTTCTTTCTCATTTAAGAGTTTCTCATTACATTCATCAATGACTTTCATTGTGAATTTATCAACACCATACTTACGGAATGCTCTGTGTATGGGTTTAGAAGACATTCTGTTTGCTTCATGTATGTGTTGCTGCCAGGTTTTATTGATTGGTTGCGTCGTTTGACCTACGTACTTTTGACCACTGTCTTTATTGATGATGAGATAGATGATACCCTGAGCCATAGTTATAATAGACAATGGTTATATTTATTGTATATAAAGATTATTGTATTGTACTTAATGAAAAACGGTTAATTGTGCCTATTGTGTGGTAATGATGGTATAAACATATGTTAGGAAATTATAACAATCTGTGGAAAAAGGTGTGGAAAAGTATTTAAATCTGTGGAATACTCTTAAATGCTTATTAATGCCTTAAAGACTTGTTAAATGCCTTAGAGAGTTATTAAATGCCTTAGAGAGTTATTAAATGCCTTAGAGAGTTATTAAATGCCTTAGAGAGTTATTAAATGCCTTAGAGAGTTATTAAATGCCTTAGAGACTTGTGACCTTTACCTGTATACCATAAGACGCGGAGTTTGTCAAGCCCACCACCCGCGAAAATATTCCCAGTCCCACACAGAATTATAAGAATCTAGTCGAGACACATTAAACCTGCTTATATCATTATTTCTTAACAATCTAGTCGAGAATGCATATATACTATCACAAGCTCGTCGAGATCACACTTGCATCTAGTCGAGACCTGTGCTATACTATCAACGTTCATACAATCTCGACGAGCTTATGTACGACGACTACGATCTCGACTATACATACACAAACGATTATGGGGATCTCGATGAGTATGATACATCTAATCTAGATCTAGATGAGGATTATGCACGAGATTCACATGACTACGAATCACTTGCATATCGTCACTATGCATGATATAATGATACAACACACATCGAGACACTCATGATTGCACAGAAGCGCCTGGTACGTGTTACACTAGACATCACATGTTATGATGATCTAGATGTAGAGAATATGAACTGGAAAGAGTTATTAGAACTCGAAGGTGACGAAGATGTCTATGCTAGTACGAAAGAGATTGAACCCTGGATGTAATGTGACAGTTCTCGAAGTGGCACAAAACCCCTTGCAGATCTGCCTGTGAGGGGTTATTCTATGTTCATACCTGAGAAATTCACCCAATGCAAACTTGGTATCTGCAAGTTCAAGATTCAGAGTATAACGTTCTACTACTCAATCAAGAGGTTGGCAATTATAAAAAATATAACAAATGGATAGAGAAAAAGATTGATGAGATTATCTTTCGTCAGTATCCTACAGCGAAACGTTGGGAAGTTAGGACTAATCCTTATACTTCCAGAGTTGTGATGTGACACCCTGAGAACTGGCACAAGGGGGGTTGCGGTTCTCCACAATCCCTGATATATTACATTCATACCTGAGAAATCCAATGGTTTTCGTTATTTCCCAAGTTAACGGTTGCACTTACAAACTGGATGCAAACAATCAGCAGGATTTGATGTATGCTCCGCTGCTGTCTGATGGTTCATATGAAACTGCAGGTTCGGCATATGATTATGTCGAGTTTGATTGTTTGGATACTGATGTATATGATGAAGCAAAACGTTGTTATAACCTACTAACCTGTGCCAGTTGAGGAAGTGGCACAAACCCCCTAGACTTCCACCCTCAACCCTGATATATTACATTCATACCTGAGACACCCAAATGACTCAATTCCAAACCATCGTGATTGGCGAAGATTCTCACGGTTTCTATAACGAACCGACTCTGCATTCTTCACAGCGAGCAGCAGACAAGTGGGGTCGTGATATGTTAGTTGGTGCTCACGTTTATGGTTACATTATTGTTAAGGTAGACCACGAATCCTGGGAGGTTGTTGACGAGAACGTGTATGGTTGTGAGTATAGTGTCTACCACGACGGATACGGTTTCGTGAAAGTTAAGAAAGAAAAGCCTGCTAAACTGGTGCTCGTTTGATTATGTGCGGACCCATTGATTACACTTTCCAAGACTTCCTGAATGATGCTTCTCCTGAAGAATGGGCAGAATGGGAACAGAAAGCTGCCGAACTTGAGGTGACAGTTGATTATTATGTGCAGGAGTTTATCTAATTAATTCTCCTGTGCCAGTTGAGGAAGTGGCACAAACCCCCTAGACTTCCTGCCTCATTCCTGTTATTCTACATTCATCAACACAAAACACCAAATGACCGTCACTCTCACCGCCAACTATAACGAAGTTCTCGCTGCTGAGACTGTTGAGAAGATCGAAGAACTGCTGGAAGATTCGTATGCTCTGGATGACATTCTGGAGTTCATTGACAACCACAACGAAGATGATTTCGTTGCTTATTATGAAGAATATTGCCGCTGTGGTGAGGCAATCGGTTATGAAGCGGTTGATGCTTTCATTGAGGAAATGGGCGACCTTTCGTATGTTGATAACTGCGATGAGAAGTATCGCGGAGAGTATCGTTCCACTGCCGACTTTACCGAAGAATTCTATAACGAAGTCTACGGCGAAGTTCCCTCTATGTTGGTTGTAGATTGGGAAGCAACTTGGGAGTCTTCTATGCGTTACGATTTCACTTTCTGTGACGGTGGTTACGTGTTCTCTGACAACTGAATAACATAAAGAGGAAAGAGTTTGCCTCTGCGAATCAGTAAAAGTTACTCCTGTGGTGCTGTTATAATAAAATTAATAGTGGGTGGATATAGAGAGGGAGTGGTGTCCCTCTCTTTTTTTTTAGAAACTCGTCGAGATTACATAACTAGATCTCGTCGAGATCGCATCATACATCATACAATCTAGATCACATCATCTAGATCAATCTAGTTACACACATCTAGATACACATAACTAGATCACATCATCTAGTTACACATACATCTAGATCTAGATACACACAGCGCACACGTAGAGCTCGCTATGTGCAAGAATATGTGCTTCACCCCGCTCACCCCTTCCCACACCATCTAGATGTGTTTTATATAACATATGCATGTATGTTACCTTATATGTACACTTAGATTCTTATATAAACTTAAAGCTTATATCCTTATCAACGACCACAAAGGTATTATAATCATTAATTAACATCTTGTCAAGCCCCTTGTGACAGTTGTGAAAGTGGCATAATACCCCTTGAGAATCCTAGGATTCTGTGCCATACTACATTCGTGGTTGAGCAATTCTCTACACTAACTCCCACACCCCTAATGTTATGAAACTCTTCGTCACTAAGTTCTACCAAACCCTGATCCTGAATGTTGCTACCATCGCCGCAATCGTTGTGGGAATTGTACAGTTTCTGGTTCGTGCTTACAAAGAAAACAATGGACCAGAAAAGACCCGCAAGATTGCACAAACTGTACTGAAGTTCGTTGACAAGATTGTGGGCGATCTTCAGTACCAATTGAATACCGGTGTGCCAGTTGTGAAGAAGATGGCGTGGCAAATGTATTCCTTCACGGCAACAAGATTGCCGAAGTTGGTGATAATTTCGTCACTCTGTTTGACGGTGGTTGGCAATCTTCTACCACCAAATCCCGCCTGAATGCTATTCTTCAGCGACACGCAATCAAGGGCGAATGCGTATTTCAAAAGAACTTTAAATGGTTCGTTCATAAGTTCGTCGGGCAGGCAGGATCTTCCCCCGTATTTGTAGAGAAAGACTTTACTAATGGGATGATTCTGGCATAGTGTGACACTCGGGGAACTGGCACAAGGACACTCCAAAGCCCCCTGTGATGCCTTATAATACTCTCATACACACAAAGGACTGATGGACTACCAAATCACCAAAGAAATTCGCATTCACCACGAGGATGGTTGGTTCTACCAATTCACTGATGATGGTGAAGGATGTATTGAAGTTGAGTATTATGAATTGATTGGAAATGTTGAAACCAAACAAGGAAGTTCTTTTAGTATTCCAAAAAATTGTATTTCTCAATTCATTAATGTTCTGGAGCAAATGAGAAATGACTAAAACTCTACTCAAAATCATCAAGTTCTTATTCTCAAAAGAAATAGAAGTTGCTCCTGGTGTTTTTTGGTTGGGTGGAACTCTTTATGAGAACCGAAACAAACCAAAAGGACTACCACCACTCAAATTGAAGAAGAAGGACACTTGAAGAACTGGCACACGGTTCCCCCATTCCCCCCGATCCCGTGCCATACTAAAGACATGAAAAACACCCACCTCGAACACGCCGAAGATACCATCCTGACGGGAGACCTTTCCGTTCTGGATTGGTTCGTGACCCCTGGAACTTTGAGTGTCAAGATTGATGGTGCTCCTGCTATTGTGTGGGGAATTGATCCTGCAACCGGTACGTTCTTTGTAGGAACCAAGGCAGTATTTAACAAGAAAAAGATTCGTATCGCCCACAATCATGAGGAGATTGATCTCTTCTATCAGGGCAACGTGGCAGACATTCTTCATACGTGCTTTGATTATCTGCCCCGTACTGAGACAATCTATCAGGCAGACTTCATCGGTTTCGGTGGATCTGATGAATACACTTCCAACCTGATTACGTATCAGTTCCCGGAGATTGTGGAGCAAATTATCATCATCGCTCCTCACACTTGCTATTACGCTGAGAACGATCTTCGTAATGCCGTGGCATACCCTGATCGTGCAATCTGGAATGATACCGAAACGGTTAAGTTTGTCAAACCCAATGCATACATCCTGCACAATCAGGAATCCTTTGCTGATGTTGAGGACGTGTGTAAGTTCGCCCGCCAAGTTGCAACCACTGCCCGCTTTGCAACTGATAAGGAAGCGGCAAAGATTAAGCAACAAATTAATGCTCGCATTCGTGAGGGTATGAGGATTCATGAGGATGACTTTGAGTGTGATCCTAACCTGATTCGTTTGTGGTTGCTGGTTAAAACTATTAAGGAAGATTGCCTCTTCCTGTGCCGTAATGATGGTCCTGCAGCATACATCGGACAGGACAGGATTGATGCCGAAGGTTATGTCATGACCAATGAGTTTGGTATGTTCAAACTGGTGAATCGTGAGGTCTTTTCTAAAGCAAACTTTAACCAAGGTCGCTTCCAGTGTGCCGCTTGACAAGGTGGCACAGACCCCCTTCCAATGCCCCCCTGGTGCCCTATACTAAGTTCAGTTGAGAGGCACCCCCACCTGATGACTGACGCACAAACAATTCAATCCAAACTTGATGAATTGCACGAACAGTTTAACACTCTCCAATCGCAAGGTGCAACGAATAGTGAATTGAATAGTGTGCGAAGAGAGTTGAACATTTACTATGAAATGTTGAGGAAATTGGGATGACTGACGAACTCTGGTCTGAGATTCAAGATGCTCCCGGCGAAATCTTTGACATCCCGGAGATGCAAGACTCCAAAGATTTCAACCTTGATGAATACCTCAAAGGTGACTATGATTACTGAAACCCTCTACCCCGAACTTAAGGAACCCACTATGTCATTCGCTGAAATCGTCGCCCTGCTAATGTCACTTACTGATGACCAGTTGGAGATG